GCATCAAAGTCAAAGTAATTAGTATAGTAAGCAAGACGATAACTAGAAGTATTATCAGCGTAGCCGTAATATTTAGCAATATATCCTGGCTTACCTAAGTATAAGTCTCTAGCTTGTGTTACAAAGAATGACTTAGGTTCAATACTATCCCACACCGTAACTCTCATAGAACCATCTTGCAGTGCAGCACGAGTATCAAAACAATATACAAATTTAGTTGTAGGAAGAGTTAATAAATATATAGCATCTCTTTCATAGTAAATGCTTTTAATCTTAGTTAAGTCTGTCTCAGATGCTACGGCAGCCATTAGTTCATCACGAACATTCTTAGAGATGTCTCGCATTGGCATAGACTTCTCTTGGATGATTCGCTGTAGACTACGAACTCCTGAGTCAGATAAAAACAATACATCTGTTGCAATGTTCTGTACTGAATCTCTAGCAATACATCCTACATTATAGATAACTTCAACAAGTGTTAACGCTCCTGTGTCTAGAGGATTAGCATAGATTGCTATGTTCTTACGACCAAAGAATATAATATATCCGTTATGTGCTGCAGCAGCGACTACAGGATCTCCATTAGGGAGAACTTCTTGTAGGTTTAAGTAGCCAGCAGACCCATTTAAGAAGTCTGTACCAGCTAGTAAGTCGCTGAAGTAAACAGTCTGAGTGTCTCCTGAGATACCACCACACCAGATTCTACCGTAAGCAGACAACACCCAGCTAGGCATGAATGTTGCTGTGCTATGATTAGAAGGTAACTTAGCGTCATCTCCTACACGTTGGTATCCAAATGTACCGCTATTGTGAGCATCAAAAGCTCCGCCTGATGTAGGTAGCTCATGATACACCAACATAGGATGTGCAGCTTGTGCTAAATACACATGAGGATGGAAGTCAGTGATATCTCCATAAGACATTGCAGCACCCTGCCAATTGTTTGCAGTGATGGTATAAGTAGCGTCACCGCTGTTAGTAGTGTTACGCACTGTCTTAGTAGTCATTGTAGTAGTTCCTACGAATAACTTATTATTACCAGCACTTAACACTTGATTACTACCACCATCTACTAATTCAAATATAAACTCTACTGCATTACCAGCACCTAAGTCAGTATTAACTGCAGAGTTTACTGTAGTCCATCCTCGACGAGCACCGATACGACCATACTTATCGATTACACAGTTCTGTGCTTTTAGTGCATAGCCAGAAGACAAAGTAATACTAGACTCTTGTAGATTGAGTCCATAGAATCCAGGAGCTGCTATAGACGATGTCTGTAGTTGACTAGCCATTAGTTCCAAACCCACTGTTGTTCTTCTATATACCGTCCTGATTCGAGTGCTATAGCGTCTGCTAAGCTCTGCTTCATTAACTGATATGTCTCCCCAGCTTGTACTCCTCCGTCCTCACCACGCTCTGCCTGAGCCCTTGCAAGAGCACCTAAGATTACAGGCTCTTCAGGTACTAATAAATTATCAGCATTAACTGCTAAGGGTACTTGTGGTTTAATAATATTAAAACGAAGGTTATAAGCACCATCAGGAATAGGGTATAAGTCTACCTGAGTATTTCCACTGGAATTAACACCATTGAAGTTATAATATGCAGGAGACCCCTTCTGAGGAGTGGTCATTAAGAACTGCTGATCCATCCACCTGGTAGAGGCTAATTCTACGAAAGCATTTTGAGTATCGTTAATAACATCGATAACTCTGAATCGTTGTCCAGAGCCTACTAGAACATAGTTAAACACATCTGCTGTAGTGGTAGCAGAAAGGGTATCAGACAAAGCATTCCAGTTGTAGGAGTCTTCTACGACCCTCTTAGAATCATTGACAAATCTAGCAATCAATTTTACATAGGCATTATCAGATACCGAGGAAGCCTCAGGTTCACGCAGCCTAATCAGTACGTCATTTACTAGTTGAATGTAGTTCATATCTTATATTATACCATAAAATTGATTAAAAGTCAATAGCCTACTTAGCAGTCCCACTTCTTGAGTGCTAAGGCTTTACGAGTAGGTCTGCCTTTCTCGTCTTTCATAGCCCCTTTTACTCCACTCATACGAGCACAGAAGCTCTTACGTCTTCCTGCTGCTTTAGGGGACTTTGCAGCCTCTTTAGCAGAAACTGGAGGCTTCAGGTTAGAGCCTGTCTTCTTGTTGAAGTAAGCCCTTCCTTTAGCGTTTAAACCACCTTCTGGATTCTGATATACCTTCTTAACCATTATCTCTTCTTAGCTGTCTTAGCAGATTCTTTAAAAGCTTTAGCCGTAGGAGCACCTTTACTGCCTACCTTACGCATCTTCTCTCCAGATCCCTGAGCTATCCTTTTACGTTTAGCTGCGATATTAGAATACAAGCCAGGCTTAGTAGCCACGCATTGCACCCATCTTCTTAGCTGGCTTAGATACTACCTTAGCACCAGTTTTCTGAGCGTACTGCTTAGCTTGCTTCTTACCCTTAGTTGTATAGGGGAACTTCTTCTCTTTGACCATTGGCATATTATTTCCTTTTCTTTTGTTTAGCGGCTGATAATGCGATTGCGACTGCTTGCTTCTGTGGTCTTCCTTCTTTGACCATCTTAGAAATGTTCTTACTGATTGTCTTCTGAGACTTACCTTTAGCGAGTGGCATAATTATCCTTATGCAAAGTTTTGTACGGTACTGCGTTGCTCTAGTTCCATGCTCACAGTAATAGACATTGAAGATCCTGTCTCAGACTGTACTCGGATCTCATCTCCTTCGTCTAATACTACATATGCACCACCATTAAACTGTACATATTTTCTAGCATCGAGATTATACCCGTCAATAACAACAATCTCAGTATTTTCGCTGGAATCGTACCACCAAAGACTAACTGATTTATTACTACCAGTATGATTACTAATATGTGCTAAAGTCCACTTAGCCATGTTTCTAGTGGGGACAGTAAAGACAGTTGTCTTAACATTAGCAGTTAGGTTTTTACCTACGGAATGTGGTCTACTCATTTAAGTACCAGAGTTAATAAAGTAATAATAATAAACCCAGCAGTGCCGAGGAGAATCTGTTCTAGTCTCTTTAGTCTAGCGTGAATCTGTTCGTAACGAACCTTACAGACTTCTTCGTGGCTTAGTAGTTTTAAATCAGATTCTGTCATAATTTACTCGTAAAGTATATTAATAGTACCAGCATCAAAGGTGTCTGTGCCGTTTACAGTAGTAATACGAACTCGGTCTAATGTGGCTGAAAGGGTTTTAGAGCCAGCAGTGCTATACATAAAATCAGCGGCAGTACCACTTCCAGCAAAACTACCATTTGCAGTCCAAACATTACCAGTTAAATTGCACAATGTAAGCAATCCTTGTTGCACATGGGTAGAATTGACTACTATTAAACCAAAACCAGTTGTATAACTTGTACCACCTGTTGATGAACCCAAATAAGTACTTACAGATATGTAGCCTGTATTTTCAATACCGCCTGAATCACCTAATTGGATTAACCAGTTAGATGAACCATTTGTTGAAACACCGCTTAACATTACCGTTACACGCTTTACCCAGCTAGGAATACTAGTAAAGTCAATACTTGTTCCGCTTGTGGAGGCTACGGATGTTCCGCTAGTTAAAACACCTACACCTGTAGGAGTTCCGCTAATTGTTGGGCTAGTTAAAGTAGCACTAGTTAAAGTAGGTGTTGTTAATGAAGCACTCGTTAGGTTGGGACTATCGCCTGATATAGTGATTGCCATCATTAAACCTCTTGTGTAAGTTCTACTGTAGGTTCAGCAGGGGTTTCCGCTGGTACTTCAGCTTCTTGTGCGGCTACGGTTGCATCATAAGCAGCTTGTTCTTCTGCTGTGTACTCTACTTGAGTAATTGTGTTAGTTGCTAGGTCTACTACAATTCTGTGTGTCATGATTAGCCTTCGTAAAGAATGTTAATTGTGCCAGCATCAAAGGTGTCTGTGCCGTTTACTGTGGTGATGCGGAGTCGGTCAAGGGTATCGGAAAGCGTTTTTGTACCTGCTGATAAAATTACAAAAGATGTTGGAGATGTTGTATCGTATATTAAGTTACTAGTTGCAACATAAATATTTCCGTTTAACCGAGAAATATAAATTGCACCAGTAAATGTATTCGATGAATTAATAGAAGTGTTTATTAGTAACCCTGTAGTAGAGTTTGTTCCACCTGTAGTAGAACCTAAAAAAGCTGATGCACTTGAATATCCTGTAGTTTCAATACCACCAGAATCACCTAGTTGCACTTGATAGCTACTTGAACCATTACTACTTACTCCATTTAGCATCACAGTAATACGCTTTACCCAACTGGGTATGCTAGTAAAGTCAATACTTGTTCCACTTGTGCTTGCTACAGCAGTTCCGCTAGTAATTACACCACCACCAAATGTGCCTGTAGCGGTTAAGTTAGCAATTGATGTGTTGCCAGTAGTTGTTACACCGCCTGACGCTACAGTTAATCGTGTAGTTCCATTAGATTGAATCTCTACAGTTCCACTTGTATCCGCACTCTGAACCAGCCCTGTGGTTGTACTCGCATTTAGTGTGACAGCCATTATGACACTCCCTTTGGATACTTAGCTTTGACCGCCAAGCAGTCAGCAATGTATTTATCAATCTGTGCTTGGTCACCCTTTACAACACCATCAATGTAATCTGTGATGGGTGGGTATTCTGATGCTCTTGCATACTTGTAAGCGTCAGGGTCTTGCCAAGCATTAACCAAAGCCATGTCAATCTCAACCTTGTTACCATCTTTGTCAAAAGCACCTGTGCCATCAGCAACACTAACGACTTGTGGATATAGTTTATATATAGCTTTATGGTTCATCCTGCTATCTCCAATAAAGTTAAAAACCCATTATTTGCAGTTCCTGTTGACGATGCATTAGTTACACTATGTTGAATTTTGTAAGTTACAGCAGAAGTTGTATTAGGGGCATCTAAAATATTAAAATTCATTGTGCCTGATATTTGCAGTCCACCGCTAGCAGATTCAGCTGAAAGTTCAACTGAAGCAAGGCTTGTAGAAGTTCGCAAAATTTGCTGAATATATCCAACATTTGTAGCAGCTACAAGACTATTTGAGCCATAACTCATCCAAAGCACAAGGATTTTATTTGCAGTATTGCTCGGAGTAATGGTTGCTGTTGCGTTTGTTAGATCAACAAAAGAGGTACTTGTTGTGCTTACAACACCAACGGCAATAGAATTTTGCACCACCTGAATTACATTACCAGCTTTAGGTGATGTAGTTGTAAGAACTGTTCCCGATACGGCTGGTAAGTCTAATACAGTAGTACCAGCAACCGCTGGTTCTTGTAATGTAACGCTACCTGAAGTTGAACCTTGTAATATAAGACTCATAGAATTACCCACCTTACTCCAGAGTTAACTGTAACTGAGAAACCAGAACCAATAGTAATAGCTCCTACGGACATACCGTTATAAGTCATTGTAATATTCTCATCAATGTTTGAAGCGTTATAAGCAATTGCTTTTACTGCAGCAGTACCAAAGTATTGACCACCAGCAACTGCAGAGGTTGTTACTGCAGTGATTAAACCTTTACCGTTGACTGTGATAACTGGAATAGCACTTGATGAACCAAATGAACCAGTGTTAGAATTTACTGTAGCAAGTGTTAAAGCACTTGTACCAATAGTGCTAGTAGCATCGCCAGAGAATGCAGGAAGTCTTGCTGCACCTAGAGTACCGCTAGAGATATTTGTAGCGTTTAACGCTGTTAGGGAAGCACCAGAACCACTAGGACTTAGAACATCCGTCCCAATAACAAGACCTAGATTAGTTCTAGCAGTAGATGAGGAAGCAAGATCGCTAAGATTGTTTGCTTTAGCTACAAATAATGCAGGATTAAATGTAGCAGCAAGTGCAGCAGCAGCTTCAGCGTTAGTCTCTGCAGTCTCAGCGTTAGTTTCAGCAGTTTCAGCGTTAGTTTGTGCAGTTTCTGCAGCAACCTGTGCAGCGATAGCAGCGTCTTTAGCAGCTAGGGCTAAGAGTACTTCACTTGCAGCGTCTTGCGTAGCATCGCCTGAACCACCTGCTCCACGATAAATTGCCAAGGTCTATCTCCTATGTTTGTTTAAATACACTCAGCGAATGCACTTAAAGAAAACTCCCCAGCCGAAGCTGGAGAGTCTTAGGAACTACTATTAGCCGTTGACTGCTAATACAAAACCAGTCTCAGGACGTACTACTTTAACACCGTAGAGGGTGTCAGCAGTGTACAGAGTAGATAAATACTCTTGTTTGTACTGAGTTTGGCTACGTACAGACATCTGCTCAGCCAATACCATTGTATCACGATGAGCCAAGATAGCTGCTTTAACATCTCCACCAACGCTGTTGTTAGCATCAGTTTCAATGATTGGAGCATTACTTGTTACATAGATATCGATACCATAGAGCTGACCGATCTGACCGTTGTTTACACCACGACCATCAACGAAATCAGAGCTATTGTAACGATCAATACCCATGATAGCTGCACGAAGTGATGGAGGAACAGCGAAGAAGCGACCATCCATTGGGGTATCAGCATCGTCCATGAGCTTGATTAAGGCACGGAAGCCAGCGTCAGTGAATACGTCAGCAGCAACTACAGTGTCTTCAGCGTAAGCTGTGAGACCAGTAGAAGTGTCGATGTAATAGCTGGTGCTGTGTGTCCAGTCAGAAGCGTCACCGTTACCAAAGGACTTGCCTAATTGGAACAGTGTGTCATCAACCTTCTTAGCCAAAGCATAGCCAGCGTCGTCAGTGTAGAAACGACGTAGTGATGCCAAAGCCTGAACTTCGACGATGTCCTCGATGAAACGTGAGTACTCGAAATGCTGGTCAATCGAAACTAATACTTCTGTCTCGGTATCAGCTTGGATGGTAACTGTAGTGTTAGCTGCTTTAGCTGTTGCAACACCACGTGTTGGCTTAGGAATATGGAGCGTATCGCCCTTCTTACCTTTCATGGTCATTTTATTGACCAGGTTTGCCAATACTAGGTTCTTCTGATATGCAGCGATAACTTCGTCAGACCAAATCTCTGGAATGAACTTGTCTGCTGCTGTTTTGTTAACGATGGATGTTGATCCACCTGGGTATGCTGCTGTTGCCATTTTAAATCTCCTAAAATTAAATTAAATTAACGTACCCTACCATCTGCGTAAGCTTGGAGAATTTCTTCTGCCATGCTTTCATATCTGGAAGGATCTTGCATTCTTAAGCGAATAAGATCTGCACGACGATAAACAGGTTTTGTTGACTCTCCAGTGCCACCTTGTTGGACAGCAGCAGTCTTAAGTGCCTTGCTTCGGCTTTCTCCATCGACCTTCTTCAGCGATTCGTCAGCAGCTTTAGTAGCTTCTACTTTTTGTTGTTTGACGTTGCGTATAGACTTATAAGTCTCTAGCAGTTCTAATGCTGAATCTACATCGTAGTTGTTTGCCTTAGCAAATAATTCCATCCGTACCTTTGATCCTTGAATCCAAGAAGCAAAGTCTTCAGATTGTGCTACACTTAAATAATCAGGATGAGCTTTCTCAATCGTCTGCAATGCACCTACTTGGGCTTGTTGAGCCTGTTGTTCTTGCAATTGCTTTAAGAGTGGGTTATTCGCTACTGCCTGATTTACTGCCTTAGCAGGGTCTTCGTACCAATCAATCTCTTGTGCTTTACTTGGCTGTGTGTCGTGCTCCGTTTCGAGTTGTTGCTTTAGAAGTGAATCAGCTAACTTGCGTACTTCACCAACCTCTTGTGCCTGTCGTCCGATTAACTTCTCGGCTTCTTGGTGCATCCTGATAATCTCGTCTAGAGCTTTACCACGATACTTCTCAGGTAGTTCTGGAGCAACCTCTTCAGGTTCTGCTGTAGTTTGTTCTACAGCGTCTGGGGTTATACTCTCTTCTTTGGTTGGATCAACGTACTTCTCGTTAGCATCTACTTCGGGCAGTTCGATAAAATTAGCAGCCATGTATATTCTCCTGTCGCAATGCGATTTTAGGACATTTAAAATAGCTCGGTGGTCAAGAGTCCATTTACGAGCCGTGATTAGCTTTTGTTTTTCTTTCCAATGTCAGCTTCTCAGCTCTCATCTTTGCCCATCGTGCAGTAGCACTGGGGAAATCTCCACAGATTGGATCTAAACCCAACCTAGGAGAGGAAAGAATGCGAGTAGCAATCTCGCCACACTCACCACACCGAACTTCTTTTGTGTCTACATCGACGAAGGCTTCGGTGATATGCGAATCTTTACACTTAAAGTCGTACATCCGTCTAGGCATTGTCTTCCTCTACTAGGAGCTGCTCATAAACTTCTGTACTAGACTCTCTTAAAGTCTTAATCCAGTTCATTATGGACATTTCGCCCTTCTTGAAGTGGAGTTGTTGTTCTGTTTCTATACCGCCTAAGCGGTCTGTAGCTTCAATCATGATTATGATGTCATCAACCAGGTCTTGCCAGCCCTTGGTAGCCATCATAGCAAAGCGATTTTCGTAATAATCCTGTAATTCTCTATTCATTTTAATCTTTTTCCTTGACTTTGGAGATTAATTGTGATATACTGTAAATATTATACCACACTTTTGCTAAAAAGTCAAGCTATTTTTAACTATTCCAATTAACTTGTTCAATTTGGTCGCAGATTGCTTTATCGTCATTATCTGTAGCTTGACCAACTAAAACATTAATTCTAGTTTCTAACTCTGCGTTTAATGCTCTGTAACTAGCACATTGGTCTTTAATAGACTGTGGAACTGCTTTACCGCCTGTTACTTCTCGCTCTACCATCCAAGCAATGCCAGTATCTTCAATTGCTGTTTTACAAGCGTTTTTAGCCATTTCAAGGCGTTCTTGGGCGGTTTGGCTTACTGTTCTATGGTCGTAAGATTCTACCAATACGCCATTTTCATATCGTTCGTATTTCATTAGACTACCCTCAATGCGATGGCTGCTGCTGTAGCTGCTGCTGATAATGAAGTTTGAGCTGGGTTAGGTAATGTAGTTGAACCATTTCCAACATTAAATGAATAAACTGAAGTAGTTCTATTGGTTTGACCAAGAGAATAACTTGAAGCAGCAGCAGTATTTGTGGTTGTGTGAATAAATGGAGCACCATCAGAAACTACAGCAAGATAATAAAAACCCACATTTAATGACTGACTAATGGTGGCTTCTTTTTCACCTGTTGATGCGGTAGATACTGTTCCACAATCTAAAACTAAAGAAGTTGGCAGTCCATTAGCGGCATTGTAAATACCAAATCTTGCAATTGTTCCAGCAGAACTTGTTACTTGTATTCCTATTCTTGTAAATGTAGTTTTTTTACGAACAAAAAAAGGAACATAATATATTTGATTAGCAAATAAAGAACCTGTACTACCAGAACTAGACATTAAATAAGGAAAATAATAATTATCATTTCTGTAGCCAATAGAACCTACACCAAGACCAGCAATATCG